AAGCTATCCGCCCTGACGAGTTCATCCCCGATCCTGCCGGTAAGACGATCTCTGACATGCTTGGCGTAGCGCATCGTATGAAGCGCCCTATGCACAGCGTGCTGGAGAAGATCGAAGGCGGAGTGTATCGCAAGGATGCCCTCGACATGCTTATGCCGGGCCACGGTGCAACCGAAGGCCAGGAGATCGACAAAGACGATCCGCAGGCGATGACTCAGCCTACGGACAGTGATCAGGTGGACGTGGTTGAGTACCACGGCAAGATCCCTCTTGAACTGCTGAACAAGTTGCAGGAAGCGCGCACAGCGCTCGATGACATCTTGGAGCTGGACAACGAGGAAGAGCCTCTCGACCTGCGCGGCGAGATGGTTGAAGTCATTGTGACGATTGCGAACGAAGGTGTGCTCCTACGAGCTATCCCGAACCCGTTCGTCATGAAGGACCGCTCAATCATCGCGTTCCAGTTCGAGAAGGTGCCAGGACGATTCTGGGGCAGAGGTATCGCTGAAAAGGGGTACAACCCGCAGAAGGCGCTCGACGCCGAACTGCGTGCTCGCCAGGACGCCTTGGGCTTCATCAGCTCACCGATGATCGCAGTGGACTCGGGACGTATCCCACGAAGCACGAAGCTTGAAATCAAGCCGGGTAAAATCTGGACGACTCAAGGCAACCCTGCCGAGATCGTCAACCCCGTGTCGATTGGTGAGATCAACCCTGCCACGTTTAACCAAACAGACGCCATGGAGCGAATGGTACAGATGGGTACCGGCTCCTTCGACACAGCATCATCTCTCAAGTCGCAGAGCCAATCTGGCGCTAACGGCGTGAGCAGCAACAGCATGATGATGGGTGCGTTCGTGAAGCGTGCAAAGAAGGCTATCCAGTCTATCGACCGCAACTTCCTAACGCCTCTCGTGCAAAAGGTGATGTGGCGCTACATGCAGTTCATGCCGCGCCGATACCCGCAGGACTACGAGTTCAATGTCAAGGCAACCCTTGGCATGGTGGCTCGCGAAGTCGAATCTGCGAACCTCAACCAGACGATGGCAATGATGCCTGAAGAGTTTGGTAAGGCTCGCCTCGTGGTGGCTCAGGCCATCATCGAGATGGGTAGTGCGCCGAACAAGGCTCAAATCCTCAAGGCCATTAACGAAGCCTTGGCTCCGCCGCCTCCTGAAGTGCAACAGCAACAGCAGGAACTGGCAGAGGCGCAACGACAAGCAGCTCTTGCTCAATTGCAGGGTGCTCTACTGGCTAACCAGAAGACCATCGCTGAGATCAAGAAGCTACTTGCCGAAGCTGAGAAGTTCGCCCACGCCGCAGGTGTGGAGGACGACAAGCTCGTAATCCAGATGAACGAACTCAAGGTACAGCTCGCAGAGCTAGAAGAGTACCGAGTATCGAACCAGCTACAGCTCAAGAAGCTCGACCAGCAGAACAGAGCGCTCGATCAGAAAGACCGAGAGCTGGACATCAAAGAGAAAGTGGCCAACAAGCCAAAGCCAGCAGCCAAATAGTTCCCATGGGAACTAAGGGAGAGACATGGACCTGGAACAACTGAAGTACCTAACGCCTGACCAGAAGGATCGTTACGTGACGCTAGAGCGCATGTTCGATTCCAAGGGCTGGGCTGTTGTAGAAGCATGGGCAAAGCAGCGGGCAACGTTGGAATACCAACGCGCTGCTACTGCCTCCGGGTGGGACGATCATCGTCTCGCCACCGGATCACGCCTCGCGTATGAGCAGATCGCTAATCTGCGCGAAGCCACTGAGCAGGAGTTCGTTGACCTTGCCGAGCAGGCAATGCTTGCAGAGCAGGAGAACGAAGAATTGCTGAGTGAGTAAATTCATTCTGTTTGATTTTCTCTGTCCTAGCGGACACCAATTCGAGGAACTGGTAAAGCCTGACATCCGTCTGGCCCCATGCCCCGAATGTGGCGAATCCGCTCAGAGACAAATCTCGCCTGTACGAATCGACAAGTTGGCAATGGCCGTTAACGGGGACTCCCCTACGGCCGTTGACTACTTCGACAGAGTGCACCGAGAACGTCGGGCAATCGAGTGTAAGCACAACGCTAACCATGGCGACTATGGTAAGCCTGCTGGTGCTGACTAACTTGATCCGAACCCTCACATATCACAATCCCTTGTGGACGATAGGAGTTAATTATGGGTATTAGTTTGGTGGACGCGGAGCTACCAGGAAACGTAGCTGACATTGAAAAGCAGCTATTCGAGGCGGTAAACGAATCTCAGCAGAGCGACGACACAAAGCAACAGCAGCAGTCCCGCACTCCCGAGCAACGAGCAGATGCAATCGAGGATGGCGAAGACGTACCTGCAAAGCTACGTGGCAAGAGCCGAGCCGAGATCATTGAATACTACCGGAACCTTGAGTCAGCGTACGGCCGACAGGCCAACGACCTTGGCACACAGCGTGCCTTGACTGACCGAATCCTCAACCTGAAACGCGAATCCGACCTGTCAAGCAACACTCCCCCAAGCCGTGTGGAGATTAAGACGCAAGACTTGCTTGATAACCCAACCGAAGCTATCGAACGCGCCGTATCGGCCCGTCTCAAGGCTAAGGAAGAAGAAGACCGCCAGAGAATGGCTGAGCACGAAGCGGCAATCGCTCGTGACCGGTTCCTCTCTAAGCACAGCGACTACGAGAACGTTGCGAACGATCCTGAGTTCGTGCAGTGGCTCCAGAAGAGCCCGTACCGTGTGCGAACAGCACAGCAAGCGCGCAATGGAGACTGGACAGCGGCAGATGACCTGCTGTCAGAATTCAAAGAACGCAAGCAAGCGACGAAGACTGTAACTAACACAGAGAACACCGTGGACAAGAACGTAGAAGCTGCTCGTGGAGCTGCACTCGAATCTGGTACATCCAGCGAGTCAGCAAGCAAGAAGGGTGGAAAGATTTACCGACGTGTGGACCTCATGCGTCTGCGAACTGAAAAGCCTGACGTGTACTACGACGACACCTTCCAAGCTGAGATTCTAAAAGCCTATGCGGAGAAGCGGGTGCGATAGCACCTCTCTCCTAACACCTCTCCTATATAAACCCCCACAAGGATTAAACCCACATGGGTCTTGGTACAAACCACGTAATCGTATCCGAAGTCCAGAACTTTGTTCCTGAGCTTTGGAGCGATGAAGTTATTGTTGCCTACAAGGCAAACATCGTGATGCGCGATCTTGTCCGCATTCTTAACCACAAGGGTAAGAAGGGCGACACCATCCGTATCCCAACACCGACACGCGGTGCAGCGTCTGCGAAGGCTGCTGAAACACAAGTTACGCTGATCCAGCACGGTACGGACGCTGGTCTCGTAATCACAATCGACAAGCACAAGGAATACTCGCGCTTGATCGAAGATATCGTTGACGTGCAGGCCCTTGCCTCACTTCGCCGATTCTACACTGACGACGCGGGCTACGCGATTGCGAAGCGCGTTGACAAGGACCTGATCCTTGAAGCGATGGCGAACGGTAACTCTGGCAGCGCGACACTTGTCGAAAACGCTGACGGATCTATCGACAGCACATCTACATCTGACAGCAACATGCTGACAGGTGACGGCTCAACAACTTGGGACCCGTCTGCGAACACAAACACTGGAAACGCTGTGGACCTAACGGACCTCGGCATCCGTCGTTTGATCAAGCGACTAGACGACGTGGACGCTCCTATGAGCGGTCGCGTATTCGTGATCCCAACTGTCGTGAAGCAGGACCTTATGGGTCTGCCTCGCTTCACTGAGCAGAGCTTCACTGGCGAAAGCGCTGGCGCGAACACGATCCGCAACGGTCTAGTGGGCAATGCCTACGCCGTTGAGTTCTTCGTGACAACGCAGCTTCCGACTGTTGAAGGCGAAGACGGCGTAGCCGACCAGAAGGCTGCTCTGTTCTTCCAGAAGGACGGACTTGTTTACGTTGAGCAGATGGGCGTTCGTACACAGAACCAGTACAAGCAAGAGTACCTTGCTGAGCTGTTCACTGCGGACATCCTATACGGAACAAAGACTGTGCGTAGCACGTCTGTAATCCCGTTGATCCTGCCTGCAACTGCAACTGAGTAATCAGTATGAGGGGGGCTCCGGCTCCCCTCTTTCTTTGAGGGAACAATGAGCATTGAACGCCGCTATGCGCTGCTGAAGCACACGCACTTGTACAGCGACCTGACTGGTGGTCTGATCACGCTGACAACAGGGGCACCGACGCTTCGCTTCCGCGAAGAGGGCGTGACTGCCGGTAACTCCGTTTGGGACTTTACCGTTGACGGCGAGGACCTTAAGTGGCGACTCGCATCTGATGACGCGCTGACCGCGACCGACTGGCTCGTGGTGAACCGCACGAACAACAACCCCGATGCTGTACGCATGCGTACGGACATCTTCCACCTGGACGATGGCTACTTCGCGATCAAGGACGGCAAGACCGCTCCTGGCACCATCGCGGGGCTGGCCATCATCTACGTGGACTCCGCCGATGGCGACCTCAAGGTGCGCTTCGGCGATGGAACGATTAAGACGATTGTGACCGACACCTAATGGGAGAGACATCATGGCGTTGCGTTTAAACAAGAACGACCTACAGAATTTGTTCAACCTTCTCAAGCGTGGAAAGTTCGACGGACTTGAGGAAGCAGAAGTTGCCGTGCACCTGAGCTTCAAGCTCAAGGCGATGGCCCAGGAGTTAGAGAATGGCAGTGACCTTCCGTCAGTTGATCAACCGAGTGCTGAGAGCAGTCTCGGAGGATGAGATCGACGACACGGTTGACTCCCTACAGGACGACTACCACAAGCTGGTAGCGACCTTCGTCAACCTGATCCTCGAAGAAGTGCAGAGCGCTAACCCTACGTGGCGCTCACTTCAGCAGGACCTTACAGCTACGATCACTGCCAGCACCAACACTGGCGAGATCACTGGCGCTAACGAGCGCAGCCAGCTTGTCCGCGTACACGACGCCCGTCGTGGCCGCATCATCCCTCTAGTGTTCGACATCACCAGCCCAACGAATCCGTACGAGCTGCAAGAGCTAACGCTGTCTGAGATCAAGTACCGCCAGAACATCGAAGTCGGCGTGACCACGAATCAGGCCCCGCAGTTCTTCGCTATTGACGATTCCAGCGGCGATGGCATGAACTTGCTAGTGCACCCTACCCCACAGTCTCAGCGCTCTGTGCGCGTCGTAATGACGGTACCGCAAGACCGCTTCTCTGACAGTGACCTCGACGTTGCCCTTAAGGTTCCCTCTCTGCCGGTAGAGCTTGGCGCTATCTGGTTTGCTCTCGAAGAGCGTGGTGAGGAACTTGGACAGGGTGGCATCTTCACCGAAGAACGTTACCGCAATGCTCTCGATGCCGCGATCACTCGCGACGTGAGCGAGCAGGGTGGCTACGAGCTTGTCCCTGTTTAAACGACATGCCTAATCTAGCGCACACACTCCCAACGAACCAGCTCCAGCCGATTGACCTCGTTAGCCCCGGCTTCCGTGGACTCAACTTCGTGCAGTCTGGTTCGCTGCTATCCCCAGCGTACGCTACTGAAGCATTGAACGCTGTGCTCGATCCGAACGGACGCCTAGCGGCCCGTGAGGGACTGACTAACCTGACAAGCACGCCGATCAGCCCGGCCGTGCCTGTCAAGACTCTCTACCTCTTCCGCCGCGAAGACGGCGACACGGAGACGATCCTTGCGTACGACGGTGGTATCTCGAATGACCTCGCTGACCCAGAAGGTAATGACATCTCTG